GAAACTTCCCCGACATGGCTTTTGATCCCCTGCGCAAGCCCGGAAACGGTGTTGCCCATTGCTTCAGCCGCTTCCTGCCCTAAGTCAAGTTCACCAATTGCCTTTTGCGCTTTTTCGACAAGTTTGCTATAGGTTTCGTCAACTGTCAGTTGCTGTTGTGTCAGCGTGTCGGTAAACTGCTTGCGCTGTTCCTCAACTTCCTTGAAAAGCCGGTCAACCTCTTGCGCCCCTTCCTTGCCACCGGCAACCAGCCCCGCAAGGTATTCGGCGCTTTCGGCAGATCCATCGGCAAGGGCGGCAAGCGTTTGGTCAGAAACACCCCATTCCCGCAACTGATTCAGGTTGTTTACATAGTCGGTCATGTACTGTTTCTGACTTTCAAGGTTGCCTTTGATCCCTTCCAGGCTGTATTCCGAAAGTGATTCGTTCAGTTCGGTCTGCTTGTTCTTGATCTTGGCAAGTTCGTTGTACGCTTCCTTTTCCTTCTTGGTCAGCTTGTCCCAATGCTCTGACATTTTCTTCAGGTCAACGGAACCGTCACCGTTGCGCCACTTCTTCAGCGTTGAATCATACTTTTTAAGCGCTTCCTGTTCCTTGCTGTTCTGTTCCGCAAGTTTCTTGCTTGCGTTGTCCGTTGCGCCTTTGACCTTGCCGAAACCGCCGACAACCTTTTCAACCGTCTTTTCGGTTGCGTCCCGCATTTTCTGATAGTAGTCCGCAACCGCCTTGATTGCTTCCTTTGCGTCTGATGTTGCCGTCTGCCATGCGGCAGCGGACTTGTTGCCGAAATCTTCCGCAGCGTCACCGGCTTTGATTTCTTCCTCTGTCAGTTCACCAATATTTTCAAGCAACCATTGGTTTTCATTGCTGTTCTGTTCGATGACCTTTGAGTTTTCTTCAACGGCCTTTGTGTATGCGTCTTCTGCTTTTGCAGCTTCATTGCGCTTCTGACCAAGTTTCAACACCTCGTCATTCCACTGTTTTTCCGCTGCCGTCAAAACTCCCTGACCGCCTGTGGCATTGGTTTTAATAACCATGTCATAGCCGCTGCCGCTGATCCCCAACTCCTTCCGCAGCTGGTCCAGGTGTTCCATCTGATTTTTGACGGCAACTTCTGCGCCACCCGCTATAATGCGCATCTGATAAAGTGACGCTTCCTGTTCCTGCTGCGCAGAAACCTTTGCATAGTACGCTTTCCAATAAACAAGCTTTTCCTGCGCTTCCTTCCATTCGGAAACGTACTTGTTCAGCGCACCGATGCCGCCCGTTACCTCGCCGGTTTCAGTGTTGATAACTTCACTCAGGCCGGGAATTGTCTGCACCAACTGCTTACAGGTTTTCAGCCATTCTTCCTGTTTGTCCGCAATCTGATCCGTGCTGAACCCCAGGGATTGCAGACCGGAAGACGCAACGTCACTTTCACTGCCCAGCGCAAGGAATTGCGCCGCAAGCCCTTCCATGAACTTTTGACCGTCCGGCGTGTCAGCGGAAAACCCTGTAACCAGCGTTGAAAGCAGTTTGTTCCACGCTTCCGCATCCCCTGCGTCAATGCTGTTGACAGCGTCCGAAAGGCTTTCAAGCCAAGCCTTGGTTTCATCTATGCTTGAACCTGTCAGCTTGGAAACAGCGTCTGCGTTTTCAGACAGCGCACCAAGAAATTCTTTCCATGCCGCCGCCTTGTCCGTGCTGATCTCAGACCCTGAAAGCGCACCCGCAAGCTTTTCGATGTTGTCCCCTGCGGAAGTGTTGCTGAAGATGTTCTGAAGCCCGTCAATATCCTTCAGGGAAGCAAGGATTGCTTTCCATGTGGAAGCGGCAGAAGCGTCAAGGGTATTGGCCCCTTCCGCAAGCTTTTTCAGAGCGTCCCCTGCGTCCGTGCCGCTGATGACGTTCAGCTTGTCTATCAGGCCCTGCGCCGTTTCCGCTGTCTTTTCAATCTCCGCAATCTTTGCTTCCGTGTCCAGGTTAATTGCCGCTATTTTGTCAAACAGCGTTTCTTCCGGCGTGGCTGTCAGCTTTTCAAGGATGCTCGCAAGACCCGTCACAAACGGTTCAATCGTGGTCAGCAGGAAACCGCCGACATTGGTGTTAATGGTATCCAGCGCCGTTGTTATGCGCCGCTGTGCGTTGGCGTATCCGTCTGCGGTCTTGGCAAAGTCCCCCTGTGCGTCCGCTGTGGCTTGCATGATGTACTGATACCGCAGCAGGGTTTGTTCTCCCTGACTCATTTTTTCAAAAGTCTTGGTAATGCCCTGTTGCAGCGCAAAAGCGTTCAGGTTCGCCGTTGACATATTGATACCAAGCTGTTTCAGCGGTTCCGTTTCGCCGGATATGCCTGACCTGATCTTCTGAAATGCGGTGTCAAAGTCCAGGTTGTAGAATGATGCCATGTCAGCGGCAAGGCCCGCAAGGTCCGTTGACATTTCAACAATCTGATTGCCGGAAAGGCCGCTTGACTTCATCATGGCCCCAAGCGTTGACGTGAACTTCTTTGCCTGTGTTTCCGTAAGGCCGAACTGTGTACCGGCTTTCTTTGCCCAGCTTTCGATTTTGGAAGCGCCGTCACCGAATACGGTATCAACAACGTTCTGCACTTCCGCAAGGTCGGAAGCAGCGTCAATGGCGGCGGTTCCCCATTCCTTCAGCAGATTGACAACCTTCGCCGCCGCAAAAGCGCCCGTAATCTTGGCTATTGCGCTTGACCATGCGTTGGCTGTGTTGTTTGCCGCTTCTTCCCCGGCCTTCTCCCACTTCTTGGATTCCTGCTGAATTTGGCTGGTTGTCTGCCTGATATTCTGCTTTAGTTTGCTGTCATCAGACGTAATTTCAAATACAACCTGTCCGTCACTCGCCATTGTTGCCACTTCCTTTGTCAATCATTCCCATAAGCACGGCAAAAACGTTTTTCACGTCCTTGTTGTACTTCTGTTCCCGTTCTTCGTCTGTCAGTTCAAGCGCAACGTCTGCCTTTGCCTTTATCAGCCATTTGCGTTCTTCCACGTTGTACTTGGTAGGGGCGGGAAGGGGCCTTGCCCTGATCCCCACAACCTCTGAATACCGTGACCCTTCCGGTATGGCGTTCAGCAGTTCCGCAAACTCGATCCAATGCAGTTTGTCACGGTACAGGTCTATTCCGTATGCCTGTCGGAACGCCGCACGAATCATGCCAGCATCCTGCGCAAAGTCTGTGACCTTCTGAGCGTCCTTTTTCGGCTTCCGGTCGAACAGCAAGGCTTCCACCGCTTCCAGCACACGGAAGACGTTTTTCGGCCTTTTTGTAAGGCATTTGACAGCGTTGTACGCCTTTGCCCCAGGCATAAGTTCCTTATCCGCTAAAACGTCCATCATGCGCAGCACGTTGCGGAAGTCAAAGTCAAGCCTGTAGAACTTCCCTTCAACCGTCACGCCGTCCGGCAACCTGTCCTGTAATCTCATTTTTTCTGCGCTTTCGTGATTTTCTTGCTCAGTTGGCTGTTGAAATACATCCCACAGGCCGCAATCACCGGCAGCGCATCACCGTAAAAATCCCAAAGCTGTTTTGCCTGTTCTTCACCGAACAGCGTCTTTGCGTATAGCATGGCAGCGTCTTTCTTTTCCTTTGCCGTGCTTGCGTCTGAAAGCCCGCTGATTTTCTCCAATACCTTTTTGATTCCAAGGACGATGGACGGCGCATCCGAGCGGACGCACAGCGTCAAGGTTTCGTCAACGTTCCTGAATGTCACTTTATCCGTTATCGGAAACGGGTTGATATCCCCGCTCCGTCTGATCCTCTCCCAAAGCTTCATTTCGGGTTCCTCTCTCCTTCAAAAAAAGCGGGGGCAGGACAATCCCGCCCCCGTGGGTGTGTGTTTGTTACTGCACGGGCGCATCCGTGACAGTGGGCTTGCCATTGAAACGGATAGTGCAGCCGAAAGCATTAACGTCAAGCGTGTTGCCGCCAAAGGAAGTGATTGCGCCAACAGAGCAATCACAAACAATCTGCTTGCCGCCGCTGATGATCTTCACGGAACTATTGCGGTCAGTGCCAAGGGCAAACTGCATAGCCGAAATATGATCCTGCGCAGTGTCACCGACAATGCGCCGCCCGGTCACAACCAATTCGGGGGCTGCGCCTGTTACCTCATTGTGTGCGAATCCCTGACCGCAGAGGAAGAAATACTGCTGATTCTGTTCGTTTTCGCTGAAACTCATGCTATCAATGCCTTTGCACAGTTTCGCATAAGTCCAAGTGCCGGAACTTTCAGCAGTGCCAATCCACAATTCATTAACCCAAACTGCATCCATTATGTTTCTTCATCCTTTCTGTAAATTTTCACAACCAGGTCACAGGCCATGATCCAGGAATTATTGTCTTCCCGTCCTATCACCCGTGGAAGGTTGCCGCTTGTAATGTCCACGATTTCCCACCCGTTTCCGTCCGTGTATGTCTTCTGCCGGGTGAGCGTGTCAACAATCGTGTTCAGTGCATCGGAAAGCGTCTGAAGGTTGTCATGCTTTCCGTTCAGCGCAAGCGTAAGCGGGATATAATAGTTTTTGTCCATGAAAACCGCTTCCGGGACGCTTGGCGCAATCTCACAGCAAAGGCTGTTTCCGATCCCCAGCGCACCCCGTGTGATACTTGCAAACAGGTTCAGCCCGTCAATCATGTTCATAACCGCTTCAACGGCAAGATTGATGATGCTGGTTGATGCGGGCGGCGTGGGCGGGTCATCCTGTACGGGTGTTGCCGGTTCCGTTTCCTGCCCGGTTTCCTGCTGTTCGTCAATCGGGTTTTCTGTCATTTCGCTCATTTGTACAACCTCGCTATTGCCTGTGCTTGTTTCTTCCATCGTTCAAGATGGTTGTTTTTCGCAACCTCGCACCAGCGCCAGGAAGCGTTGCTGTTTACGTCCTTGTATGCCGTTCGGATTTCGTAATACTGCCGTGCGGCGTATGGCGTTTGCCAAACCAGCCGCCCTTTCTTCAGGTCGGAATGAATAAAGGATGACATTATCAGCATCCCGGTATCTTCCTTGCAGTATTTGTTGCAATCCTTCAGCACCTGTGATGACAGCATTTCAAGGCCGCTTTCCCATGCGTCATCCATCTTGGCCTGTATGGTGCTTTCGTTGATAATGATCTTGACCGCCATTGTTCCACCCCTTTACACAAGGGCAACTTCCCAATGATGGATTAAGTCAGTATCGTCCCGCAGTTCGTCAACGCTGACAACCGTGTATTCTACATCCCGCACAATGACCCGCATATCCCCAAGGTTGACGTGCGCCGTCCGCAGGAGTGCGCACCAATCAAGGGAAGGGGTGCTTGTTTTTGCGTCAACAAACAGGATGGACCGCAGCACAATATCCGTATTGTCCTGCGTTTTCCTGATTTCGTTTGTCGGCTGAAGGTGTACTTTGCTGACCGTATAATCCGTGTATGTCTGATGCTGATACCTGTCAACGCCGCTGCAAACCTTCACGGTCGCAGTGCTTTTCAGTATCCTTGACGGTATTGGTTTCAGCATTTTACCACCAACCTTCCAGGGTTGGAACTTGCGGGTTCATCAGGCCGGTTTGCTCAAGGTATCCGATTGCAAGCGGTGATATACACTCCGTCAGCGAACCGCCGCCGCTGGATGACTTCTCATGAACGGTTACTTTCCCCACCGTGAACCCTGCTGAATCCGCTTCGTTCAGGGAATCCATGCCGTTGATTGCAAGAAAGTCAACCTGTGCGCAAATGGCCTTTTTGTACAGTGTCTGAACCATCACGGGAAGCCTTGCAATGGTTGCTTCGTCCACCCAATGCGTGACCGCACCGATAACATCAGAAGCACGGGCGCAAAGGGCGGGGAAGGATGTTTGATCCGCATCCGTTCCCCCGTAGACGGTGCTATAAAATGACCAATCTACAACGCCCATGCAATACCCCCGATATTAGGACGCTTTCACAACAAGCGTGGTATCACCGGAAGCAACGCAATATCCGGTCTGCTTGTTCACAAGCGCAACGGTGATGTGATAGCCTGAAGTGCCGTTGACAAGGAACTTGCCGCCGTCAGCTTCAACCCAAACCTTTGTACCATCCGGCGCAGCACCATAATTCACGGTCACAGCGTTGGCATTGATTGTGTAAACAAGTTTCAGGCCATCGGCAATGATGCCGGACGGGAAGATACCGTCACCCGTCACAGTGATATTGCTATCTCCGGCGGTTTCAGTACCCGCAACAGAAGTCACGGTCAGGGTTCCGGCAGACGGAGCGGAAGCAATGTGAGCATAAACGCCCGCTTTCCTCTGCTCAAGCTGGAACACATCGTAATAATACCGCTCATAGTACAGGTCCTTGCCCTTGCTCTGAGCGCTTCCGGGGGACATCATAGCCACGTCATACACGATGGGGGCGGCAATGCTGTCCGGGTCATACAGGATGAAGTTGACCTGTGCCGCACCGGAAGCAATGGCCCAACCCTGCGTGAAGGTGTAGGCGGTCTTCATCATGTCGGCGGGAACTTCTTCGATCATCACGCCATCCAGGCGGGCAATGTTCCGGTCAACGTCACGGATGCCGTCCGTTACCTGAATGAAGCGGGTCATGCCGGTTGCTTCCTTCAACAGCTTGTAGGCCGTTGGAGTGATCTTGCAGCGCACCCGGTCACGGTTCACACGCTGGTTGGTCATGTACTCAAGCGCTTTGTCCCACTCTGTCAGGATGCTGGAAGAGTCAAGGGAAACGCTGGAAGTGCCGCCGTTCGCCGCAGCGAAACCGGCAAGCTTCATGGTCATGTAAGCGTCCATTTCCGGGACCTTCTGCTGTTCGTTGAACACACGGGTCACGTTGGCGATTGTCGCAACTTCGTTGGTTTCCACAACGTCCAGCGGGTCAACAAGCGTATCCCACTCACGATCCATCGTCAGGGTCATCGCTTGCCAATCGATGTTGAAGTTCCGGTTGAAAACGCCGGTAATCTGATCCCGGTTGGCGGCCCGTGCGCCGGACGTGGTCATAATCGGGATATAAACGGTTTTGCCGCCCAGGGGCCGGAAGCGTTCGCTTTCGCCCTGATTCCACAGGTCGGCATAGTAGGACAGGTAAGGATATGCGGTCTGAAGGGCTTTGCCATACTGCGCCGCATAGTTTACGGGAAGCTGATTAAATGCCATTGTCTTTCAATTCCTTTCTGTTTATTTCTTGGGGACAAATCCCCATGCGTTGGAAAATCCCGCAACCGCCCCTTCTTCACCCTTGGGCATTTCGCCTTGGGTTTTAGCGCCAAACTGCGGTTTGCTTGGCGCAGGGTCTGCCGGAATGAAGTATTCTTCGTATTCCTTCTTCATTTCGGCAAGCTGTTCTGCCACGGGCTTTGCTTTCTCCGAACGGTCAACAAGTTCAAACACCCGATCAAAAAACTTTGGTTTGACTTCCTTGTATTCCTCAGAGTTTCGGGCCGTCTGCCGGGTCTTGTACCCTTCATATTCGCCTTGCAGTTCCTTGTATTCGGGTGTTTCCCGAACGTTCACTTTCGGCTGTTCCTTGGCCCATGTTTCCCGGGCAGATTCGATTGCGGCTGTCTGTGCCGCCTGTGCCGCACTCTTTGTGATGTACCCGTCATCAACCGCCCGCCCGAAAAGGCTGAATATTTGATCTTCCCGTTCGTCCGGCGTGAGCGATTCATCATTCAGAATGGCTTTGATGGTTTTGCGTGTAAAAATACCCGCCATTTTTACTCCCCCTTTTTGCGGTCATGGAAGTTGACCGAATCCCGTGTTTTACGCCCCGGCGGGCAAAAATTGTATGAAAAAAGCGGCATTTCTGCCGCCTGTTTCATCCTGTTGGATTATTCGCCGCCTTGGTCATCGTCCGCTGCGGCTTCAACGGTCACGCTGATTGTGTCCGTGTCACCGGTATAATGATCCGTCCCGGCAAGCGTCACGGTCACGGTTGCGCTACCTTCAGCAACGGGCGTTACAATCACCTTGCCGCCGCTGATCTCCACGGTTGCCACCGCTTCAGCGCTGCTTTCCGCTGTGACCTCTCCGTCACCCACAACGGTCAGGGTGCTTTCTCCGGGGTCCCCTTCTTCAGTAAGTGTCAGACTTGCCGGGGATGCGCTTACGCTGCCCGTGCCTTTGCTGATACTCCACGCTTTATCAACATACCCGGCATAACTGCCAATGCCAATAACACGCAGGGTGTAATCCCCGATTTCTGTCCCCTTGTTGCCGATAATGATATAATCCGTGTTTTCTGTCAGCGTGGTTGTGCCGACAACAACAGACGAAACGGCCTGTGTTTTCTCTGTGCCGTCATACGCAACGGAACTGCCAAGCGTGACGGTTGCGTCTGAAATCAGCGTCTTTCCGTTGCCGCTTCCGGTTGCAATCCATGTCCCTGTATCTTCGTCATACAAATATGTTTTCCCGGTATCAACTTCAAGGAACGTGCTTCCCGTGATGATACCGGTTGTTGGCTTGGTGTCGGTGCTGTTCCCGGCAAAGTCCGCAATCAAAAGCATCCCGTCATAATACCGTGTTTTGAGTGTGCGCAGCATGGTTTACTTTCCCCCTTTTTTCCGTGTGGTTTTCTTTGGCGCAGCTTTATCTTCTGCGGGTGCTGTTTCCTGCGGTTCTGCGGGCTGTTTTGCCGCTTCCTGTTCCTTGATGCGGGATTTACCCGCAAGATAGTCAACAGGCAGTTTTTCGCCGCAAATATCGCAGTAAATGACGCAGTTAACACTTTTGATGCGCTCATGTGTGCAACCCATACCTTGACCCCCTTTCATGGCATTAAAAAAGCGGCTTGCGCCGCTTCATTGTCTGTCTTTGAAGAACTCTGCCCAATACGGGTTTTCCCTGTCAAAGATTGCTTTCTGCTCCTGTGTCAGCTTCCAGGGATAATCCGCAAACAGGTTGAAATACGTCACCTTGTCAAAGGTAAATTCCCATTCGCCTTTTGTTTCCGGGTCATCAACCCACCAAATCTGATCCGTTGGGTTCTCTTTGTACAAGTGGTCACTTTTCACCGCCGCCAGCGCCTTTCATCTGTTTGCTTGCTTCCGTGTTGATAAATTCAAGCACCTGTTCAAAAGCAGTATTACCCTTTAGCGAATCAATGTCAATCAGAACTTCGGAAACTTCGTATTTCATGCCGTAACTGCTGTGCGATTTCTGACAGCCGAAACGCCATTTCAATTCCGAATCGTCCAGCGTGTACCAGGTATTTTTTCTTCTCCCTGATTGCAGTTCAAGATATTGCAACACACCTTCCTTGGTGCGCCTGACAACGGCGGCGTGTTTCCCTGCTGTAAAGTAATATTCTTTCCCGTGAACAACCTTTTTCAGAAGCGCATGGGCGTTTGTGAAGTCGTTTCCGCTTGTGGACGTTTCGCACACAACGCCGTCAAGCTTGCCGATTTCCATTATTCTGCTTGTCAGGCTGATTTGGAACTGACTTTCACCGCCCCGGAAGTCCAGCACATCACAGCCGCCTTTCTGCCCTGCGTACGCAAAGGCCAGGGAAGAACACGAACCTTTCGTTTTGTCTGCACCGGCAAGCTTGGCAATGATTTCTTCTTCTGACAGCGGCGTTTCTCGCTTGGTAAACTTGACCCGCTGAACCCCGGCTTTTTCCAGCTTCTGCACAACTTCGCTTGGCGCTGCCGGTGCTTTCGGTGCGCTGGTTGCCGTCTGCTGTGCTTGTGGCGCAACAGGCGCTGCCGGGGTTTCGGGAACGGTCGGTGCAACGCTTGGCGTGTTCGGTACAAGTGGCACGTTCGGTGTCATCTGCCCGAATGTGTACCCCTGCTGCGACCCGCCGCCGCCAAAGAACTTGTCAATTTCGTCCTTCTGCTTTCGCTCAAAGGCAGAAACGTCATACTTTTCCTTGTCGGGGAACTCACGCTTTGTGTACACAGCTTCCCGGTCCCTGTGCCTTGCCCGTCCTGTCCTGCGGCAGAAATCGTCAATTTCTTCCGATGTCTGCCGGGATCTCTCACGCAGTTTGCTTATTTCCTCATCGTCTGCCCCCTGCGCTTTCGCCATCAGAATATCACGCTTTTCTTCACGCAGTTTGCGTTCCAGCTTTCGTTGCTGTTGGCTTTCTTCGTATGTCTTTTCGTTGTCTTCCGGGTCTTGCGGCTTTCCGTCTATCACGCTGACCCCCGGAATAAACGGGGTGGGGTAGTGCTTGCAGTTGATCCCGAACAATCCGGCGGGCTTGCCGTATGACGTTGCGGATTGCGCAATCACTTCGATTTTGTTGCCGTTTAGGTCGGTAACCGTCCGGGCGTTGTCCGTGGATGAAACAACCTTGTTCTGATACGGATAGCACAGCGGCCTTGCGCCGTTGTGGTAGCTGACCAAATACAGGTCATTCCCGAAGTTCTGATTCGTTTCCCATATTGCCGCACGGCCTGTGTTGAAAACCGTTGTGCGTATATCCATTGCGGTATACGCTTCCGCTGACCATTGATGACCGGCGTGGTCAACAAACCCCGTGATCCCACGGTCCTTCAGCCTGTCCATTGCGTGGCGCATGGCCTGATTCCAGGATGATACGCCCGTGATGGTTTCGCCCGCCGCAACGTCAAGCGCAATCTGCGTTGCGTTCATGCGGTCCGCAAGTTCAATGTCCGCAACAACGTCTGAAACGCACTGCTGATAGGCGCTTTTCGTGCTTTCAAGCATGACCGTATTGACAAGGTTCAGCTTGTCGGACGCTTGCTGATAGTAAAGCTGGAACGCCCGCATTTGGTTCGGCGCTACAACGGGAATGCCTTTCGGTGTCAGTACGCCCTTTTTGACCGCTTCCAGCAGTTCAGGTTCCGCTTTGCTAACTGCGTCTATAATGGCCTGTTCAAGACAGCCTTGCAGCGCCAAATCAGCGTCATCAAGGCCGTTGCGGATGATCCGCACGGTTTCCTTGCTGACCTGTCCCATTTGCGCAAGCATATGCGCCTGATATTCAAATGCGGAATGCGGCACGTCTGCCCCGGCAGTGTAATACGGAAAATGGCGGGCAAGGTTTATCAACAACTGATCCGTGATAGCCCCGTAAACCTCTGCCATTTCCCAGGACATACTGTCCAGGAATGTGGGGTTCATGAATTAACCCCCTTATTCTGCCGTATTGAATATGGCAAGCGGGTCAACGCTGCCCGTTCCTTCTGCCCTGATCCGTGCAAGTTCCGCTTTCGCTTCTTCCGGTGTCAGGCCCTGCCCGTATTTCGGGTCTGTCATAAACGTATACTTGGACAGCAAACCAGCGCCAACCAGCATGACACCTTCATTGATATTCGTCTGCCGGTCCTGCGTGATACCGTCATCGAACGTGATGTTGACGTTGTACCCGTTGGCAACCAGGCTTTCAATCTTTTGCCCTTCGTAATCCATTTCATACAGGATGGCAACGTCAATGATGTTCCGTACCAAGTGTTCAATGGCGGGCCGGATTTGCTTCTGAATCGTCTTGATGGTCTTGTATGTCTTGCTGTCCTCGCTGACAACCTCTGTGGCGGTCTTCAGCCCCGTATGTTGGTCAAACGTGAACGTTCCGGGACTGAATCCCGTTTGCAGGCACAGGATAGACAGGAAAGCGTTGATAGCCGCAACGTGTTCCTCTACCCTGATTTCAACGCTGTTGTCACTGATCTTCAGATCTTCCGGCGTATCGCTTGCCAGC